CCTTTTCGCGAAACACACTTGAGCACGCAACTTCCCACAAGACGCACGGCTGATCCGAAAAGTGGCCCCTTCACGCTCGAGCATTTTGAGTGGTACGCAAGCCGGCTGATTCTGGACAACTGTGAGCCGTGGGAGCTCGACGAATATCAACGGCTTTTCGCTGAGGACATCTTTGGCGGAGCTCGCGAGAACTGGATGGTTGTGCCGGAGGGCAACGGCAAGTCGACGTTCGTTGCTGGGCTCGGGGTCTACGGTCTTCGCTATGCGGACGATGCGCTGATCCCGGTTGCAGCGTCTTCAAGAGATCAGGCGCGGATCATCTATCGACAGGCCAAGGGGTTTCTCAAGCGCTCCGACCTAGACGAGTCGAAGATTTGGTTCGAAGCGTTCGACGGCTACAGACGGATTGACCTTCGCGGCCCGGGGAAGACAAAGCGCGGGCAAGTGCTCGGGACGATCGAGATCCACGCGGCTGATGCGGGAACTGGTGACGGAGTGATTCCGTATCCCTATGCCTTCGTCGACGAATTGCACCGCCACTCGACTTTGGACCTGTACCACACCTGGAGCGGCAAGTTGGACAAGCGCGGCGCGCAGATCATCACCATCTCCACGGCAGGGGAGGCCGGGAGCGAGTTCGAGGAGATGCGCGAGCAGATCCGGCAGGGCGCGCCAGTTGTGGAAAGACGACCTGGGTTTACCCGCTGCAAGTCGGATGCGATCGTCTTCCACGAGTACGCTCTCGAGGAAGGTGCCGAGCAGGACGACATGCAAGCGGTGAAACGTTGTAACCCACTTTCGGCGATCACCGTCGAGTCTTTATCTACGAAGTACGCATCGCCGACGATGAAGCCCCCGCACTGGGCGCGCTTCGTCTGCAACGTCGCCACAAGGTCGACGTTCGCAGCTATCCCGGAGGCGATGTGGCACGACGGAGCCACTCAAGATGTGATCCCTGAAGACGCGACGGTCTGGCTGGGGATCGACTTCGGCTGGGACTGGGACACGACGGCAATCGTGCCGTTCTACTGGCGCGACCCTGAGTACCGTCTTCTCGCTCCGGCCGAGATCCTCGAGCCTCCGCAGGCTTTCGATCGTTCCCTCGACCCCGCTGAGGTCAAGGTAAAGATTCGCGAGCTGTGTGAGCGGTATCGGGTGACGACTGTCGTGATGGACCCGGATCGCGCTCACGATATGGCCGCGTGGATGTCGGACGAGCTCGACCTGCTAGTGGTTGAGAGACTCCAGTCCGCCAAGCCACAAGGCGAGGACTATGAGCGCTTCATGGAAGCTCTTCGTAACGGGTGGCTTCGGCATTCCGGAGATCCAGGACTCAGACGCCATGCCCTCAACGCCGTCGCGAAAATGCTCGACGGGGGTGGGGCGCGGTTCGTTCGACCAAATCCGACGCGTATAGGCAGAAACCAGGATGTCAGGGTCATCGACGCTCTCGTCGCTGCGGCAATGGTTCATTCCTACGCTGTAGAGCAACACTCCGCTGAACCGAGAACCGGCTGGGGGGTTGTGTGAAAATCTGCGCCGCTCTCGCTTGGTTCGACGAGCCGGTGGAGTTCCTCGATCGTTGCGTACGTTCGCTCGAGGGCGCGGCCGACGAACTACTCGCGCTCGACGGGGCATGGAAGTACCAGCCCAACGCAGCCATGTTCTCGGGAGCCGAGCAGGAAGAGACGATCTGGGAAGCGGCCCGGGCGATCAGCCTCCCGCTTCGCGTGTCGATTCCGCACGCGATGTTCGAGTCGCAGGTCGACAAGCGCATTGCGCTCATGGAGATGGCAGCAGAGCGCGCGGACTGGGTCTTCGTCATTGACGGTGACGAGTATGTGACCTATGCGGAGTCGGAGACGCTGCGTCGTGACCTTGCATCCACCGAGCTCCTGTGCGGCTACGTCGCCTTCAAGAACCTCAACCGTGGCGAGGTAATGCCGGGGACAACTCCACACTCGGGTTTGAACCGCCGGCTTTACAAGGCGGGCACCACGGTCAAGACCGTTCACTCGGGCTACATGTACGAGGGCCTAAACCTTCTGGTGTCGGAAGAGGCCTTGGATCTTCGGCACTGTCTCGCGCTGGAGCATGACAACGTGAATCGCGGGCGCGAGAGAAACCAGGCGGCTCGTGACTATCGCGTTGCCCGTAGCCAGTATCGAGCCGAGATGTGGATGCCGGTGGCATGAGTCAATACGGCCACTATCCAGGAATCGAGCGCCCGCCCAAAGCGGGCGTTTTCGTTGCGCTGAAGGAATTGGCGGTGCGTACGAACGCAGCGCTCGAGCGGGGGGTGAAGTCGCTCACGACCATGATCTTCCAGCAGAACACCTGGCGCAGCTTCTTGGTTCCCGGCTCTCGAGTCAACTACATGAAAGACGTAGGCGACGGCACCGGCTCCTCGACGGTTACGGCTCCGCTCTTCTGGGTAGCTCGCACCTTCCCCGAGGCTCCCCCGGCTCTTTGGAAAGAGCGTGAAGATGGGCAGGAGGACAAGGTACGGCGGCATCCGATGTTGCGTCTCCTCCAGCGTCCGAACCACTTCTACACGGGAATCAATCTGTGGATGGCGACCGTCATCGACTACCAGGTGGACGGGAACGCATACTGGATCAAGCTCCGCAACGGCATTGACGGGCCCGTCGATGAGCTGTGGTGGGCTCCGCACTGGGTCATGCAGCCCAAGTCGGACAAAGCCGGCGTGTTCGTCACGCACTACGAATACACACCGGGCTATGTGCCGATCAGGCTCGATGTCCGCGACGTCATCCACTTCCGCTTCGGTCTCGATGCCGACAGTCCGATGCTCGGGCGTAGTCCGCTCAAGTCTGTTCTCCGCGAGGTTTACACCGACGACGAGGCGGCGACGTTCACAGCTTCGCTTCTTCGCAACATGGGCGTTCCCGGCGTGATGGTGAGTCCCGAGAAGGGTGTCTCTATTTCCCAGGAAGAGGCTGAAGAGACACGAGCGGGACTCATCTCCAAGTTCACCGGAGACAAGCGTGGCGAGCCGATCGTGATGACAGGCGCAACCAAGATCGAGCAGTTCGGCTTCTCGCCCGAACAGCTCATGCTTCGCGAGCTACGGAGAATCCCCGAGGAGCGGGTTACCGCGGTCATGGGCATTCCGGCGATCGTCGCCGGACTTGGGGCTGGGCTTGATCGTTCGACCTTCACGAACATGGGCGAAGCGCGAGAGGCTGCCTACGAAGCCGGGATTATCCCCATGCAGCGCAACCTTGGCGAGGACGTGCGCTTCCAGCTTCTCAACGACTTTGAGCCGGACGTCTATGGATTCCGTTTCGGCTTCGATCTCTCGAAGGTGCGTGTTCTTCAGGAGGACTTGACTCGTCAAGCGCAGCGCCACGACACGATGATCCGCGGCGGCTGGGAGCTCGTCTCCGAGGGGCGCCGCGCAATGGGACTCGACATCGTCGAGGAACGCGACAACGTATTTCTCCGCCCGCTCAACGTTGCATCGACTGACGGCAGCATGCTTGTGAACGAGAACGGCAACGGGACGGGGAATGAATCAGCCGGCGACATAGCGCGTGAACTTGTGCGTGAGATGGCCGCGCAGACCTAAGAACAGGGAGCGATGAGATGAGCGAACATAAGGCCCTAACCGGGGTCGAAATCAAGGACGCCGACCAGGGTCTCGTTCGGGCTGTTTTCGCGACCCTGAACGTCGTCGATTCTGACGGAGATGTGACCGTCAAGGGTGCTTTCGAGGATGACGCACCCGTTCGGATTTCTGCCTATGGACACACGTCCTGGGGCGGAGCGCTGCCGGTGGGGAAGGGTGTGATTCGAGAAGTCGGCGACGAGGCGATCCTCGAAAGCCAGCTCTTCTTGAACACGTCCGCCGGTAGGGAGCACTTCGAGACGATCAAACAGATGGGGCCGCTCATGGAGTGGTCTTACGGCTTCGACATCGTCGAGGCCGACAACGGCGAGCATGAGGGGCAGAAGGTCAGGTTCCTCAAGAAACTCAAAGTCCATGAGGTCTCGCCCGTGCTCCTAGGAGCCGGTGTCGATACCCGGACACTCGCCGTCAAGCAAGTTCCACCGTTCTCCGAGCAGGCGGACGGCGTCCTTGGGGACGTCGAAGCCCTGGTCGCCCGCGCGATGGCCTTTGGGAGTCAGAGCGAGGATTCAGAGCGGAAGGAAGGCCGTGTGCTGAGCGCGGCCAACCGTGAGCGGCTCAATGCGCTTGTCGAGGCTCTAGGCACGGCAGGTGTCTCGCTTTCCGAGTGGCTTGCGGACACTGATCCCAACAAGGACCGCGAGGCCGTTATTCGCGAGCTCGTCCGCTTCGAGCGGATGCGCTTCGAGCGGCACGCGGCCTAGGAGACGAAATGGCAAACCTGACAGAACTTCGCGGTCAGCTCGATGACCGCAGAGAGAAGGCTGCCGCTCTCTTCGAGAAGGCGGGCGAGGACATGAACCTCACCCCCGAGGAAGCGACAGAGTTGAAGAACCTGAACGACGAGATGAGCGATCTCGGCGAGAAGATCGACGAGCAGAAGTCCCTTGAGGACATGAAGACCAAGGTCGAGACTCTCGGAAAGACGCAGGAGCATCCCGGGCACATCCAGCCGGGAGAGACGAAGGAAGCCCGCAAGGCCGACAACGATGAGACGAAGCCGATCGGCGACCTCTTCATCGAGTCGGAGGGCTACACGGGCTGGCAGCGCGGGATGAAGCAAGGCCCGGTCGCCAATCTGAACATCGGTCTCAAGAACCTCTTCGAGACCGCTGTTGGGTGGGCGCCGCCGGACATCCGCGGGCCTCGCGTCGTGGACTTCGCTACACGGCCGCTGGCCGTTGCGGAGCTACTTCCGCAGTCCACCACGACCGCTGCTTCGGTCATCTACATGGAGGAGACCCTCTTCTCCAACTCGGCAGCCGAAGTGGCCGAGGGTGCGATCAAGCCCGAAGTCTCGCTGGGCCTGACCGAGCGGACGGAGCCGGTGCGGAAGATCGCCGCGTTCCTTCCCGTGACGGAGGAGCAGCTTGCGGACGTTCCGCAGGCACGGGCGTACATCAACAACCGTCTGGGCTTCATGGTTCGCCAGCGGCTTGACTCGCAGATCCTCGTTGGGGACGGCACGGCGCCGAACCTGGCGGGACTGCAGGACAACTCGCGGACGGGCCTGCAGACGCAGGCACTCGGCGGAGACAACGTGCCGGATGCTGTCTACAAGGCGATGACGAAAGTCCGAGTCGGCGCATTCTCGGAGCCGAACGTCGCCATCTTCCACCCGAACGACTGGCAGACGGTTCGTCTGCTGAAGACCTCGGACGGAATCTACATCTGGGGAGCCCCGATGGACGCAGGTCCCGAGCGGATCTGGGGCATCAGGGTCGTTCAGACGACGGCACAGACCGAGAACACGGCGTTCGTGGGTGACTTCCAGCAGGCGGGGCTCGTGATCCGCTCTGGCGTCGACCTTCGCATCACCGATTCGCACTCGGACTGGTTCATCTACAACAAGCTGGCTGTCGTGGCAGAGATGCGCGTTGCGCTCTGCGACTACCGGCCGGCTGCGTTCTGCACGGTTACCGGCATCTAGGAAACCGCGGGGCCGGGGCGTTTCTAGGGCGTCTCGGCTCCACCACCCATATGACAATCAGAGAACGACTTAGGAAGATCCTGAGGCGAGAGCCTGAGGCCTGGGAGGTGGCGTACTACACGTCTAACTTCGGCAAGCAACGCCCCAAGCCCGCCGACAAGATGCGGCGAAAGCACGAGGACAAGTGACCACGCTCGCATTTGTTGTCCCCGTCTACAGACGTTTCGACCTGACGCGCGCCTGTCTAACCCAGCTCGGACGAACCTGCGCTGATCTCTTCAAGAGCGGCATTCAGGCAACGGCCGTAGTCGTCGGTGACGACGCCAACGTGGACGTTGCCGAGATGCTCGGCTTCGCCACGGTGCGTCAGGAGAACAAGCCCCTCGGACGCAAGTGGAACGACGGCATCGAGTACGCCTGCGAGCACCTCGCCTGCGACTACATCGTTCCCTTCGGCTCCGATAACTTCGTCGATGCGGAGCTGATAGCGAATCTCCCAGACTCAGGGACGATCCGCGCGCACAGACTTTGCACTCTCGTCCACGAGTCGGGCGAGAAGATGGCACCCCTCAGAATCACCTACGAGGGCGGAGACGGCATCCGCATCATCCCGACCGCGCTCCTTGAGCCCCTTGCTTACCGCCCCGCGATCGAGGACAGGCAAAGGGCCATCGACACGTCGATGCGCGAGCGGCTGAAGTCGCATGGAATCAAGCCGGTGTTCGACTACCTCGACCTGCACCAGCTTCAGATAGTGGGTTTCCAGAGCCCCGAGCAGCAGCTCAACGACTACGTCGGCCTCAAGATGATGTTCCTCAACGGCGTGGAGGAGCTGACGGAGCCGTGGGAGCGCCTTTCAGAGTGCTACCCGCAAGAAGCCGTCGACGAGGTACGCGAAGTCTTCGAGCGGCGGATGGTGACGGCGTGACCACGACCTACGGCGCAGATTGGTACTCCGAGGTCATGGTGGAGGACGGCTCCCCCGCCATGCTTCCGCTCGAGCGCTCCCCTTGGCTCACCACGTACGAGCGCGTCGCCGCGATGCTCGATCCGAACGAGGAGGTCGTTGACCTCGGATGCGGGACTGGCAGGTTTATCGAGCTTCTCTACCTCAACGGCCACTACGCACAGGTGACGGGCGTCGACTGGAGCGTCACCGCTCTAGCGGAGGCGCAGTCGTATGCCACGTCGATGGTCGAGAAAGCGCCTCCTCCGAACTGGGAGCTCTGCGACCTCACCGAATGGCTTCCTGACGGCCTCCGAGCGGGCAACACGGTCTTCACCTGCATGGAGGTTCTCGAGCACATGGAGGACGATCTAGCCCTCGTTCGCCACGTTCCACCTGGCCATCGCTTCCTCATCACCGTCCCCAACTTCCACTCCGAGTCACACGTACGGATCTTCACGTCTCCAGGGGCAGTGTGGGAGCGCTACGCGCACCTGCTCATGTTCCGCTCGTGGAGCATGGTCGGTTCTGAGCGCCAGGGGATCCACGTTTGCGAGACCATCAGACGGTCGGATAGCTGGTGGCTTCCGCCAGGCCTTCGCCGGTGACGACCTTGGTCGAGAACAGCCCGCGCGCATGGAGCGAGCGGGCGCTTCGGCCTGCCTCGCATGAGGCGGCGATGTGGTCGGAGGGTGGGCAGACTAGGCGCTTCCTCGCCGTCCTTCGCCACCTAGAGCTACGCGAGGGCGACACCTTCCTCGACTTCGGCTGTGGGACTGGACGCCTGTGCGAGTTTCTGCCGGTCGACGTGCTCTACCACGGCTATGACTGGGCACCCGGAATGACGGAGCGGGTGGCGCTCGAGCACCCGCGCGCTGTGACTTTCGACACGCTGCCCGAGCAACTGTTCGATCACATCGTCTGCGTCGGTGCTTTCAACCTTCGGGATGGTTGGTCGAAGGAGCAGACTTGGGCGCGGCTCTCGGAGCTGTGGTCGGAGTACACCCGTAGGGCTCTCGTCGTATCGCTCTACCGCGGGCACGACCCGACCTGTCTGCGCTATGAGCCCGAGGAACTCGCGGAGTTCGCGCGGAGAGCTGGTTGCACGTACTTCGTCATCGACGCGATCTACGCCGAGAACGACGTAACGCTGGTGATGGTGCGGTGAGCACGCATCTGATCTCTCGCGCAGGTCTTACAACGACGACGACCAGCCACGATGCTGAGATTGGCCCCGCTGAGTGGGTGTCCTTGGGGGCAATGCGTTTTTCTGGCGTTGGCGGCGCTTGGCCCATTTCCTCGCAGGGTGTTAGTACGGGCAGAGACTGCTTCAAGATGCTCCAGTCGGACGCATCTTGTGTTGCGACAGAGGTGGTCGACGTGGGCGCCACGGGGGAGCGCACCGTTGGCTGCTTGCCATACGACCGAGTGGGCGTTGTCTTGCCTCTTTCGGCTCCCGTCTTCGAGGCCGAACCACTTGAACTGACCGTAGCCCTGTCCGTTTATAGCTCCGGGCCAGATCAGGCATTCACCTTCAGTTGTTGCGAGGAGGAGTTGGTCCTCGAGACGGATGCGCCAGGGAATTCGCGGGCGAGCCATTGCGAGGGATTGTAGTGACAGTCATAACCGCCCATCAACCGAATCTCTTCTTCGCCGCTTCGATCATCACAAAGATCCAAGCCTCCGACGCGGTGATCCTTCTGGATGAGGTGCAATACACAAAGGGCGGGTGGACGTCCAGGAACAAGCTCCCGAGCGGTAGTTGGCTCACGGTTCCGGTAGAGCGACATTGCGCTTTCAAGCCGATCAACCGCGTCAAGATCGGTGAGCCTGCGAAGGACTGGCGCAAGCCGTTTATCCATGCGCTCGTCGAGACTTGGCCCGGGGACATCACCGCCGAGGTCTGTCGCGAGATCCTGCGCCCGTACAAGCTGCTCGTCGGGCTGAACGTGGCCCTCCTACGGATCATCTTGCGCGAGCTCGCGCCGCATACGCTCTGGGCCTTCCAGTCCCACCTTGCCGGTGGACATGCGGTTCCGGCTGTCTCTGACGACCGCGAGTCCTTGAAACCGATCTCAGCCCAGCTCGCGATGATGGTCGAGGAACTCGGAGGGACGATCTACCTCTCTGGCCCTTCGGGGCGGAAGTACCTGGACGAGAAGCCTTTTGAGGAGCGTGGGATCAGCGTCGACTACTGGGCGCATGAGGGAGACAACCCCTGCTCGCTCTCGCTTATCGGTCAACGAGTGGAGGTGGCTGCCTAGTGTCCACCGTCGAACTTGCAGGAACGCCGGCCGTCTTCGACCTTGATGTAACGCAGGGCGCCTACTTCGCCAAGCTCCTGATCTGGAAGGACGAGCTGGACGTCCCGATCGACAACACGGGTTACACGGCTCGAATGAAGGTACGCAAGCGCATCGAGTCCACGGTGGTCATCGTCACGCTCGCCACTGCCGAGAACATCACGGCTGAGGGCGACATCACCCTTGACGGAGTCAGCGGCGAGATCCTGCTCGAGATGTCGGCCACGGTAACGGCCGATCTTCCCGCAACTCCTTTCGATCGCCGCTGGCGCTACGACCTGGAAATGGTTCCGGCTGGCGGGCAAGTCCGACGGCTCTTGATGGGGCGATTCGTAGTCAGTCCAGAAGTGACGAGGTAGTGGCCTGTCCGAAACCATCATCATCCGTGAGACGGTCACGGAGTCGGTTGATCTACAGGAATCACCGACCACTGTCGTCGTTGCCGATGTCGGAGTTCCCGGTCCTCCTGGCATATCTGGCCCGACGGGTCCGAGCGGTAGCACAGGAGATGCCGGCGTTCAGGGTCCGACTGGATCGACTGGCGCGACGGGTTCTACGGGCGCTACCGGAGACACAGGTTCAACGGGGGCTACGGGTGCGCCTGGAACGGCTGCTTCCACTGGTGCTACAGGCCCCACAGGGCCAACAGGAGCTACAGGGGCTACCGGAGATACTGGTTCTCAGGGTTCGACAGGCCCTACTGGGTCAACGGGCATCCAAGGCGTCACCGGCGCCACAGGCCCGACAGGCCCCACCGGCAGCACCGGAGCAACCGGAACCCAAGGGCCGACCGGGCCGACAGGTCAAACCGGAGCGACCGGCGATACGGGAGCCCAAGGTGCGACGGGAGCCCAAGGCGCCACGGGGCCGACTGGCGCAACTGGCGCAACGGGTGATACTGGCGCTCAGGGAGCCACGGGCCCGACAGGACTCACAGGCGCGACTGGCCCCACAGGCCCCACAGGGCTCGCTGGCGCAACGGGCGCGACAGGCCCGACCGGGAGCACAGGCGCTACGGGCGATACGGGTTCTCAGGGCGCCACGGGAGTTACTGGCCCGACGGGTAGCACAGGCGCGACCGGAGATACCGGAGCGCAAGGCGCCACAGGCCCCACGGGTCTCACTGGAGCCACGGGGCCGACTGGTCCTACCGGTGCGGACTCTGCGGTCACTGGCCCTACTGGCCCAACTGGCGACTCGGGCGGCAGCGGCGAGCTCCTTGAGCGCGACATCACTCAAGCGGGTCACGGCTTCTCAGTCGGAAACGTCGTTCGGCTATCAGGCACCACCTGGACGAAGGCGCAGGCCAATAACGAGTCAAACGCCGAGGCGATTGGCCTCGTCTCCGTCGTCCTTGATGCGGATACCTTCACGCTTCACTACGGCGGGCGGGTTATTGGCCTCACGGGGCTCACGGGTGGGACGGTCTACTACCTCGACGACGACACCGCCGGGCTTCTCTCGTCTACGGAACCTCCTGACACTGGCGATGTCTCGAAGCCTCTCCTTGTCGCTGACTCCGGCTCGAGCGGCTACTTCTTCAACTGGCGCGGTGCGATCAAGTCAACCGGCACCGCTGGCCCGACCGGGCCAACCGGGGCTACGGGAGACGCAGGGGCTGCGGGAGCGACTGGCCCGAGCGGTCCTACAGGCCCGACGGGCTTCACAGGCGCTACTGGCACGCAGGGAGCTACTGGCCCAACCGGGCCAACCGGCGCGACTGGCGACACGGGAGCTGCTGGCGCAACCGGAGCTCAAGGCGCGACGGGGCCGACTGGTCCGACCGGAGTCACTGGCGACACGGGCATTCAGGGCGTCACTGGGACGGCTGGCCCTACGGGTCCGACCGGTCTCACAGGAGTCACAGGTCCTACCGGACCGACAGGAACGGCAGGAGTCACTGGCCCGACTGGAGCAACGGGAGCGACTGGAGATACAGGCGCTCAGGGAGCGACGGGAGCACAGGGAGCGACTGGCCCGAGCGGCTCGACAGGCGCTACGGGTGACACGGGCGCAGCAGGTGCTACCGGCGCTCAAGGG